TTAAGCTGTGTTCTCGTTGGGGGCGCCGCCCGCAACGATAAAACCGGCATCGCGAATCGCCGCCTTAACCTGCCTGGCGTCCATCACGGCCGTTTTCACATAGCCAAAAAAGGCCACCCGTGCGCCGGGCAAACGGACTGGCGTCGCCAGTTGGGCCATAAGCTCACGATTGCGCTGCGCCATCAGCTCGGCGCGCGCCTGCCAAAAGGCGGCCGGTTCGGAGGGGGCTTCAGTGGCGGTTTCGAACTGAGACGCCAACTCGCTTAGCGCCTCCCACTCCGCCAACAGGGCGGCAACCACTTCAGGATTAGCCACCTGCCCCCAGTCAGAGGGTAAGGCCCCCTCACGCCACGCATTGAGATAGCCGGGTAGCGCCCTCTTCAACTGATTCAGCCGATCGTTCAACGCAGGTTTCCTTTTACAACGCCTAATGCCTTGATATTCTGCATAATGCCACTCTCGTTAAACCGATAATGGGAACAATGAACGGAGCTTATCAGCGCCATAAATGACGTAATGACTTTTGGTGCGGCTAAATTAGCGATAGGTGCGGGTGGTGTGTAGAGCCGGAGATCGGGCTGAGGTGTTACGACTGGAAAGAGAAACCAGAATTTTATTGGCGTCTTAAGTGGGATTTTCTTATAAATCAATCACACAAAAAAGACCGAATACGATTCCTTTAATCGAACGAAAACAAATAAATTAAATATTTTCATATAGATAACTCAGGCATGGATTATAAAGCCATCAAAAACACCTTCGTTAACCGTCTTTTGCATTCAAATAGTTATCAATAATCTCGATTCGATTCGGGAAAAGTTCGAGCGGTTTTATACCGCAAAATCCTGCACACCTCTCCCAAATCATCATAAGACCAGAAAACATGACCGGTCATCAAATAACCGGCAGATCATCCCACTCGCACGACCGCATATCATTCACGCAGTACATCACCACCCCGAAAACCTGAACCCCTTCTTCCGAATCCTCGTTACCGAGTTCAGTCTCCCGCCCGGAACCATCGAGAAACTCGAGAGCGCGATACGGATAGAGGCGCAGGCGGCGCAGCACGTGCACGCCCTCCTCGGCGGCTACGATAATGCTGCCGTGTACCGGCGTCGCCGACGAATCGACAACAAGCAACGCGTCAGCGTGGATACCGACCGCCATCGCCTGGCCGGCGGCGCGGAGCAGATAAGTAGCGCTCGGCTTTGAAATGCAGATCTCGTCAAGGCTCAAGCGGCGCTCAACGTAGTCTGCTGCCGGACTAGCAAATTTTGGCATTCCCATGGTGTTTACCTCACAACAAAATACTGTATACCCGCACAGTATAGGCGTAAGAAAAAACCGGTGTGAAGATAGATTCAGTTCGAAAATGGCAGATGCCTGATCGATAAAGAAAGATAGTTTTGCTGAATCGCCGGGTTCCCTCCCGGCAGATATTACACTACGCGCGTGCTGAGATTTGTGAGGCTGCAGCGTCGTTGCAGATTGAGAACACCCGCACACGACCAATCCCGCCATACGCCGCACCAGCGATAGTTTGCTCATTAGCATAGCGCGTGCCCAACGTGATAGTTCCTGTTATCCCCGAGATATTTGGCGGTGGTAGGCTTGACGACTCTGATGAGAACGCCCCGCTGTCGTAAGCCCGTAACTTGCCCTCAATGGGGCTAACCAACGCAGCAGACCTACCAATGGTTCCGTCCCATACCTTGCTAGCGCTGGCGCCGCCGGCGCCAGTTGGTGGATTAAATTGATCACATGAGTAGAACCATTTAAATTTCTGCGCTTGCCTGTTTATGCACCAGTAGTAAAAGTGTGGCCACGACGGGCCATTAAACCGCGCCGCGATCCCTTGGTTATCAGTAATATCGTAATCTATGCCACGAACAGAAACGGCATACGGCAACGATGCATGTCCCTGAAGAACAACTGCTCCGCTCACCAGCTGACTGCCTCCGCCATCCATTTTGATAATCGCTAACGGAATTTCTCGCGTTGTGTCCAGCGTGACTGGGTGCAGTGCTGTTCCAAATTGCGTTGCTGTATAATCCGGGGTGTTACCCAGCCCATACATTTTCAAAATATTACCAGAGCCGTCTTGCTTAATACCCCATTCTGGCGATGCAACAGAGGCCATATTATCCCACAGTCCCAGGTTGATAATAAATGCAATTTCGTTCTTGCATGATGCCTCATTCAAAATCGTACCGCCGTCCGCAACGACTCTATTTTTATGAGCAGTAAATAATTTATCAGGATCTAAATACGCGTTTGAAAGGTCAATCGCTTTACGCGTTCCGGAATATGGCTTCATTGTGTTAAGTGGTAATCCAGGCATGGTTCGTTCAATCCTTATGCGGGGATAAAAATTCGAGAGCCTACGCACCAATTTACCAGCTTCAGGCCTGATACGTATTCACTTGAGATTTGAGAGTCATCGCTGATGTTTACCAGCGGATGAATGAAAGTGACGCCGTTGATCGTTCTGGGGTCATTTGCATTAAAGCCAAATCGGAACCAGTCATTTGCAGCAGGTGCCGCACCAGTAACGACACGGAATGTCTTATCGGCAGTCTGTGTTACTGAAGTGACGGTTGTAGATGCCAAGCCCAGATCGATTCCGCTATTAGGAGCACTACCGATCGACGTGTTGAAGCGCAGCGCGCCACCGAATGGCGAATGGAATCCAATATCGAACGTGTTTTCGTTAACTTTGGTAATTGTCTCAGGCTGAACGGGCTTCCAGCGGGAACCTGCCGGGTCGTAGATCGTGAAATCCTCAGCCTGCCCTTGATATTCTCCCAGCACAGCATAGCCGACGTTTGTCAGATGCTGGAAATCACTCGGAAACATTCGGTTAAGCGGGAATTTCGGGCAGCTCATAATCACGTCGGAACGAGAGAGCATAAACTCCCACTGATCGATCGACACAATATCACCGTATACCGTTCGCCCAGTTGGCTCCCACACCGTCCGAATCCACCCGCCCATTTGATCAACATCCCATATAATAGGCGTTGTCTGCCCGGTAATAGGCATCATGTCCGCATTTGAGTCATTAACCCATTCCTCCAACATGGCTTTGTAATCGCCAAATTGCGTCACTGTGCCGCTTCCCGCATCATCTTCGCCGTGTGTTATGCCGATGCATTTGATGACAGGGATTTTTCCGACCGCGCGGACACGATCCGCAAAGGCCTGGCAAGACGTAAGCCCATCGATGTATGGCTGCGTCCCTCTCTTAAGTCCGGCGTAACCAGTGCCAGAACGCGCGTCCATGCGAGTAAACATTGACGGGATATCGACAGGAGCTACTCCACGATCAATATGTCGTTTAGCAATGCGGTAAAGAGCAGGCGTCTGGCAGCTCTGGCGTGATGCCAATGGTTGGGCATCAGTAAATCCAGCTAACGCCTCATCTGATACTGGGCCATCCGTTGGTACTCCTGCACCCCTGTCCTGGCCGGCACCAGAGAACATGAATAGGCGCCCTTTAAATAAAGGGTTCAGCGTCGATATCCGATTTCCACCGCCAACACGAAGGGACTGACCTCGCCCCAAATATGCATGAACTTCACGGGCGATGGGTGACAATTCACATGGCGGCCCGTACACCTCATTTGCCGGCCATTTTGTTGGCATCAGTCCAGATTTCAGTACGCCATTTTCCTCATATACAAATGACACGCCATTTTTAGTTACTGGCGTGACAGAAATGACAGGTTGACGACTCCATAGCGGTATTTGTGAATCCTTGTTTGCAAACAGCGCATTCCACCCATTGTATGGACGCACAAATGAGGGACCGCTTGCGCCGATAGCATCTTGTACAGGCTCATCAAGACCAGGAAGCCAAAGTCCACCATCATCATCAATGGCGAATATAACCGACTTCAAATCCTGAGCAAAAATAACAACTTGATAGCCTGATATTTTGCTGGAGAACGCCGCAGAAACTAAATTAGTCAAATAGTCCTGCAAATCCCCATCAATGCCTAAAACCTCAAACCCACCATTATCATTAACGCCAAACAGGCCGTTTTTCCCTGTGAAGTCAGTAACCATCACCTGATAACCACTAAGGGTGTTTGATTGCCCTTGTGGCGAAATCAGCTTCATGTAATTTACCGCCTGCTCCATCTGATATATAAGACGGGCACTAGCCTCAGCATTGATATATTCAGCCGTTCCAGCGGCGTTTTTATAGTATTTAAAAATTACCGTTACACCTGAGTCGTCGTTAATTGCGACGCGGAATATTTTTCCGTCAGGAGTGCCGGCAATACCCGCAATCGTGCCGTCAGGGTCTGTTGGTGATGTGTAGTAGGTGTTGGCGTCTGCGATGTTCTGGGCGTTTTCAGCTGCGGTTTCCGCGCGATCAGCGTCAATAGCAACTTGTTCCGCTTTTTCATTAATTCCATTCGTTGCGGCAACAGCTCCTTGCTCAGCTTGCGAAGCTTTCGCTGCAGAATTTGCCGCTGATATTGCACTGCCCTGGGCTGCCTGGGCGTATGCATCACCTGCTGATGCGCCGGCAGTTCGGCGCTGACCGAGGGTAACAGAAACCCCTACCACGTCAGTGACTGGCAAACCGTTATTCGACATAAATTTATTCTCAGTTTAATTGTTGAAACAGTTAATACCCTGTTGCTTCCCAATAAGCTGATAATTCGTTAGCGTTCATCCATACAAAGAACCCTGAATTATTGGCACCTTGGGCAATGATATTGTCAGTAGAACCGCCAGTCTCGCTAACTTGTCTTAATGTCAACTTGATGCCTAATAATTTATTTGGGAATGAAATTGGGAAAGATACGGGATTTGAGTTTGCCGAACGGTTTACTATTCCGCCCTGCGTGATTTTCCCCGAAGAATCTCGAGACCACCAACTATCCCCATCAACATGCAACTCATCCGGCTTGTTGTTTGGGCTATAAACGCGCTGCTCGCCCTCAAAAAAACCACCATTTGCCAGCGCGGAGCCATCATTTCTAAACTCGAACCAGCCATCAGCGCCACCATTGGACACATGAACACCAAAGAAGTGGTGCATTCCAATACGTTCATGCTGGTATAAATCAACAAATAAGTCACCAGCCCCCATTAAGCGAATGCCGTTCGTTTGCCTTTCATTATTTATTGGGTCTTGCAGGCCTCTTTTCATAATGAAATCCTGACCATTCACATACAGGGCTCGCCCAATAGTGGTGTCTGAAATTGAATTTAATGACCCGGCCTTTGCCTCACCAAGAATAAGTGCATCTTGATCCACCTCAAGGTCACTGTTAATGTGCAGCCCACCCTGCATAGTATCACCAGATTTTTTTACATACCTGAGATCTAATTTTTCAGAAGAGTAATTAAACAAAGCAATTTCAAGAGAGGCCTTTAATTCATCTAATTTTCCGTCATCGAGAACATCATCACCTGATTGCTCTGCGATGAAATCACCTAAAACAGACGCCATTACTGAGGCTTGTCGCCATGTTTTATTAAGCTGTTCGCTTTTCGCTATACCTGCCGTATACCCAGCTCCAACAGCTGGAAGAGCTTCATATTCTTCTTGGGTCAAAACGTTTGCATATTCACCGATAGCAAACGGTTTAAATTCATTCTTCGCCATTTATCCCTCCGCAACTTCATAATTGACGGTGATCCCCATCGGTTTAATCGATAGGTATCCTTGCCGAATAATTTCTTTAGTGATTGCAGGTATTACCGCACCGCGAGCAGTGATCGTCATGCTCATGTCGAGGTTGTCAGAAAAAGTGATAGAGATGCCGCCTTCCGGGTAAATGGCCGCCAGAACAGCGGGCAGCGTTTCTACAGTGCCGTCCCAGCTATTGGCGCCGATTTTTGCACGCAGCACCGTTCGATAGGTGTCGTCATCCAGATCGATATACTCATCACCGGATTCGTAGCGCCCCTTCCATGTCCCCAGGTCGAAACCAAGCTCCGGATCATCGAACGAAAAATAATGGTTCACTGCCGGCGCGCGTATGCGACGCCCGCGTCCAACCCACAGACCGATAACATCGAGCTGAGCGCCGATGGCGTTGTCGAGGTCAAAGGCCGGCACGATACCGCGCGTGCTGTCCTGCTGGCGCACGAACGCCTCAGTAACCGCATTGACGGTGGCGAAGTAGTTGGGGAATTGGCAGTGATAAGCGGGTATTAATGCGGTGTATTTGTTGGTCATCATGCCACCGTGATAATTGCGATATTCTCCGGCGAACAGGTCGCAGACTCGTTAAACAGGATCGGAATGTTGGCCTCGCTCATCGTGACTGCATCTTTGCCAATGCTCACCGTCATCAGGTCATAGGTTTTACCGCTGTCAGCGTTGCCCAGCGTGGCGGGAACGTAGAGCCGCGAAAAATAGACCGTATCGCCGATGTAAAGCGTGTTGATGTAGTCAGACACGGCTTTTTTTATGTCTTCGCCGATGTCGCTGGTGTAGCCAGGAAGCACCTTAATTTTGATAGCGGCGTAAATCGGAACTTTGGTCGGCCGGAAAAAATGGATCGGCTTGTCTGTGCCATAGGCATCTTTGACGATCACCGTCGTAGTGCCGAACGTCGGCGCGCCAGGTGATTTTTTTATCGCGATGATCCTGGCGATCTCTTCTGCATCGCCGCCGTCTACCACCATCGAAACCGCATGCGCCGGCACGCCGTTGATGTCGGTTTCCGAAGTATCGTTGTCGTAGCCCTTATAGCGCGTCACGCCGGTGATATTGGCAATGGCACCTATCAGCCCCTCCATGACAGTTCGTGACGGTAGCGCGACGCTGAGCGCCTGCCGCTGGCGCAGCTCGGCATCAGTTTCCACCGGTTTGCCGGCGGTGGCCGCTTCAGGATTCGTGACGGATTGCCAGCCGCGCGTCGGTGTAGCGATTTGCGAAACATCGCCAGGCAGCGCGGTGATGGCACCTGCCTTCTGCGCCGTCGCCGTTACCACCGCCTGGCCGTGAATGTCGAGTTCCACCTCTGCTGGCAAATCCCAGAGGTTCCCGGCGCTGTCGCGTACTGAGGCATTTCTGATGACTATGCCAACCTGACCGATCAGCTTCACGTCAACCGTGGAATTTGACGGCGCCTTTCGGCTGATGCCATTGATTTTTACGTTACTCGCCAACCCTGCTCCTGTGCCGGTCGCCGGGCTAAACGCATTCCAGGTGGCGATCGCCGCATTGTTGCCGCCGTGCATCGCGTATGCGATCAGCGACAACAGCACGCCGTCTTTGCTGTCTGGCTCGATGTAGATGTCATCGCCATAGATGCCGCGAAAAATCGTCTGCCACCCGGTGAGGATGGTCTGGAATTCAGGCGCGCTCATCCCTGCCGCCGTTATTTTTGGCAGCATCGAATCGATAATGTCTTCATACATAGGTTGTTACCGAGGTTTGACCGAAGGCGGTGTTTAACGTGGCGGTGATCAGGAGGTCGCGCGTATCAACATCGCGCTGGCTCTGGTACTCGACGATCTCGGTCACGTTCGGCGTGCCGAGGATGCGCTCGCGGATCACGATGTCATAGAGGCCCGACGTGTATTTGCCGAGTATCTGCGTCCAGTCGGTGCCGGCGGTGGTATCGAGGAACCATTCACCCTTTCGCAGCTGCAGGCGGCTGATAACAGCCATGCCCACAGCCTCGGGCGTGTTAATGAAGAAATCACCCTCGCCGCGCCCGAAACTGTAATCGCCGTTCTTGTCTTCTTTACGGTATCTCACTGCGGGCCTCCCGTCTGGCCGCCGCCAGTTTCTACACCACCGTGCTTGTGCGTCTGCAGGCTGATGCCCCCGGCATTGACATCGTTCGTCACGTTGACCGGCCCCAGCATTGTCGCCGTGCCGCCACCGTCACCCATGCCCTGCGACAGGTTGCCGTTGATAGTCACGTTTCCGTTGAGCACAATTTCGGGGGAGTTGATCTCCGTGCCGCCCTGCGCGCTGGCGGTCAGCTTACCCGGCGTGGTAACGGTCACCGCGTGGCTGCTGGGGTCGAGTTCGATAAATGCGGCGCCGTCGTCGGTGCGCAGCTGCGCGGCGCTGGTGCTGATGTTCGCTATTTTTCTGGCACAAGACTGTAGGCCGACGATAGCGAAGGCGTCGGACAGATCGTGCATGCGGCCGTCTACCGGTTCCTGAACCCCGCCGTTCTGCCACCAGAAATCGATACAGCGGTCGGCAAACACAAGCAGGCACTCATCCCCCGCCTTAACCGGAAACGTCAGCGTGACGCCGCCGCCACGCGGGAAAATGACTGGGATATCCACCAGCAGCGGCAGGCTGGAGGAATTACCGCCGCCGGTACTGTCCGGCTCGTAACCCTTCACTGATGGCAACACGACGCATGTAGGCGCTCTTGTCTCATCTCCCGGGTCAAAGGATTGAATGATGCCGGGGATCGATACGCGCATTCCCGCGTTGATGGCGTCGATCAGCGCCTGGTCGGTCTGCTGCTTATCACCGATTTGAGATGTGAGGGGTACGGGCATGAATTTTTCCCATAAAAAAACCCGCCGAAGCGGGTTTTTTTAATAGTTGTAAATAGTTACATCAAGACTAGAGGTATACCTGGGCGCGGGTAGCCAGCAGACATAATAAAGTTCGTTAAGTAACTCTGGATATATGGGAAAAGTAACTTTTCAGTTTCTGCTTTTCTCAGTTTTTCCTCAGCCTGTTCAGATGTAACATCATCATTAAACTTGAAAAAGAAGGCTATTTTTGCCTCAAAACTATAACGCCCTGGCGAGTTCAGAGTAATGTCTGTCGTCATGCGAGCAAGGCGGCTATCCTCAGCACTCAAAGTCATTGCGGCTTCAATATTAAGGCTGCTATCCGCCTTTTCATCGCCTTCCTTCTCTTCAGAAAAGCTTAAATTTAAAACCAGCATTCTAACCAAGCGAAAATCCATTTTTTATCCTTAAAAAACAAGAGACAGTTCGCGATGCTGGCCGCGCTGTTTAAAGCTCAAGCTGTACTCTGAGTCTTTTGGCTGAGTTTGCTCAGTTCTGTCAGTTCCCGACATGCTAGCGTTGAAATGCATCCGTACATCCATAGCTTCTACAGCGCCAGCCGCTACCAAAGAGGCACGAAATTGGTCTCGGCTCATGAGTTCCAAGCGTGCAATGGCTTCTTGGACAATTTGCATTTGAGTCTTCATACCTTACCCCTTTTCGCTACATGTAATCCATTGACATCAATAGACACTGTTGGTTTCTTAACACTCATCACTCTGCAGTTAGGTATTCTAGAACCGTAGCCCATGACTCTTGACCATACATCCAGCTTGATATATTCACAGTTTATCACTGCTTCAAACTCGGTTTCATCAAGAATGTGATTAAAAACAATACAATCGTTGACTATAAGGCTTCTCGATGGACTTTGGCGCTCTGCTTCCATTCTAGTTTTTATGTACGATCTGTATACGTTGAAGGCTTCAAGACCTTCTTCAGTATCCATGCGCAGCACATTTGTTACGGTGATTTTAGCACCAATAACGACAAACCGTGAATATCGATTTCCCCGAATGCTACTATCATAGGCTTGAAGTTTTGCCCAAGCCTCAGCATGTTCTTCAGGCTTACCCACTCCATCCAAAAAAAAGTAGGCTCCAGTACCCAGCCACTCATCGCATTTTGCGCTAACGTTGAAATTCCTATTCAAAATAGAGAATTCGTTAGCACCATCTGTTCCATGAAAACCAATGAACTCCATCCGCCATGAGCACCTATGCTAAACCATCACAAAAGTTAACTATAACTTCACATGTTGTGTGAGAATTTATTGAGCGAGCGGAGTAATTTATCATGTAGAGACGCATCGTCAACCAGAGATTCTCATGTTCTTCTACTTCTACTTCACCTTCACGCAATCATAAGTCGCATACTGACGCGGCGCATCCATGCTGGCCTGGAGCAGCTGAACGTTAAGAAAACGCTTCGTGCCGCCCCGCTTCACGTACTCCATACCTAACCATTTTCCCGGCTGGTTCGTTGCAACACGCCATTCGTACTTGACGTTGTCATAGTCTTCTTTTTGCCCAAGGAAGGTGAATTTCTGGGTTTCCGGTCTGACACCGTTGATGTGCATGAATCCATCATTGCTGGCCGTTAGAGTGTAATCACCACAGCGTACATCAGCAAAACCGGATGATGCATATAAGGAGCCGAAGACTAACAACATCAGGTATTTTTTCATCGGTTTTTTCTACTGTCCTTTTAGCAAAGTAGAGCTCGATTGCAAATCTGCCGAGCCGCGCGCGAAGCACATCAGATCCATGTACCACGCCTGGCCCCGTGTGTCGCCAGTATAGTCGATCGCTTTCACGATATACACGCCGTCCGTCGCAATGCTGGCGGGCTGCTGCAGGGAACCGGCGACAACTCGATTTCCGTTCTGGTCGGTTTCGCTGATGCGGCCGCCGGATTGGGCAATCTCACTGTCGGATAGTGCTGCGCGGTAAACTGATGCCTGATCGAGCTGGATCAGGCCATTAATGCGAAGATTCGGGTTGATGAGGCAGCGCACGTTAACGCCGGCGCCCATCGTCTGCTGAGGCATGCCGATCAGCCCTGTTTCGCTGTTCAGCACGATAGCCTCGTGAATGTATTTGTTCTCGTTGACCATCTGCAGCTTGCCGTCAATCAGCTGCCAGGTTGCTTTACACATGCCGGCAACGGAGTCCATGACATCGCGCGCGGATTGGAACAGCGCCAGCCCGCGAGGAAAAACCGTATCGGGAAAAGTTCCGGTGATCCCCTGGGTGATGCCGTAGGCGTTGAAGCTTTTCAGGGCGGCATTGTACACGTCAGCCACGGTATAGCCGGCGGCGAGCGTAGTGTTCACCGTCGCATAGAGAAACGCCTCATGATCGCCCACGGCCTGAATCAGCACCCAGGAATCGGTTGGGTTGTCTTTGCCGGTGATCGTGAAGCGCAGATCCCCCTCAAAAATCAGACCAAAGTTCTGGCCGTCCCGCTGGCCGGATTTCGCCGGGTCTACCGGCCGCGCTACGCCGACCTGACTGGCGTCTGCATCTGGGGCGATCCCGTCATAGCCGGCAATCATGCGGATTTTTGAAAACTCGCTGCCCAGAATCCGGTTTTGGGTATCAAGCGACAGGTTGTAAATTTTGACGTTGGCGACGCGCGGCCACCGCGTATCGGCCCACTCAATGCGGAAAGTGACTTTAAAATCTGACAAGCTGATGCCGTTGCCCTGCTGGTCAAGCAGCTGCAGCTCAAAATGCCGCATCCAGTTCTGACTCATGCCCTACTCCTGCACAAAATAAAGATGACTGCCGATCCCGAGGTTGGTTTTCGTCGGTAGCTCTGGTTCGTTGTTGTCGACCATGACGATCAGCGCACCGGTAAACCCTAGGTGCGCATGCTGCGCCAGCAGGTTGGCGCCAGGTACCAGCGGCACACTATTCACCAGTGCGCCGCCGGCGCTGTCCATGAGGTCGAGCAACCAGCCGGACTCATCGCGCCAGGTCAGCCGCATAGTCATCTGCTGGCCGCCCAGAGCGATCCCGAATTGCTGATTGTCCGGCGTCAGCGGAATTTCCTGAATGTTCACCCGAAACCTCCCAGCACTCCCAGCGCGCCGCGCTGCGCCTGGGAGAGCAAACTTTCGTTGACCGGCTTGGCCGATTTAGTGCCAGAGTTCTGCACCGCCGACGTGCTGACGCCGTCGGCCATGTTGGCTTTGTCCGCAACCGAAACGCTCTGCGTGCGGGAAATGATGACGTTGCGCAGCGTCAGGACACACATCAGCACGTTTTCGCTGGTGCGATCGGTCGTGACATCCAGTGAGCGGATCAGCATGTTCTGGTACTGCCGCTTGCCGGTGGTGACGTCGAACGGCAAGCGGCTTTCCTGCAGCGCGAGCAACTGCTTATAAACTTCCCGCGGGCCGCTGCTGAGCGTCCGGCCGCTGTTGATGTCGATAAACTGGGTTGTGTCGACGCCATCCAGCAGCGAGCCGCCGCCGGCGAAACCCAGCTCCATCGTCACCTCCGGCGGCCGCTTGTAGGCGTGGTCGCTGACCGGTGCGCCGTCTTCGATCGGATGCTCGGTGATCTCCAGCGTGTCGCTGTGTTTTTCCGAGATTGCCACGCTCGGGATGATGCCGCCGATCTTCCGGGTCTGCTGCGAAAACAGGACGGAGAGAATATCCATTATTGCGGCCTCGCATAGAGTTGCTGGGTCAGGCGGGAGTTCACGCCAGTTTGACGATCGGCGACTTCCATCCCTGCGCGGGCAGGATCGTTAACGCCGTGGATATTGATCACCGTCTGCTGATTCAGGCTATTCCCGCCGGCGCCTGGCATGTTGCTGAGCACTCTCGGTATGTAGTTGCGCGTCTCCGCCGGCATCAGCCCCATGCCGTGCTTCTGAACGTTGCCGATCCCCCAGTTATAGGACGCCAGCGTTTTTTCCAGATCACCGCCATTCATGCGCAGCAGCATACCCAGATAGCGAGCAGCGGCCGCCGCTGATTTGGATGGGTCGAAGACGTCGTCGCCGCGTAGCCCCATGTCCCGGGCGGTGCCTGGCATGAACTGGAACAAGCCTTTCGCGCCGGCACCGGAAACAGCAAACTGATTGCCGCCAGATTCGGTTAGCGCAACGCTGCGCAGCAGGCCCGCCGGCAGGTTGTACATTGCCTCAAGCTGCGTCAGTTTGGGCTGCAGCCAGCCCAACAGCGCCGCCCCTGCTTTTGTCGCCTGCGGCCGGCGCACCGACTGGCCATATTGCGTAGATTCACCGCGGCGCCACGGAAGCAGTTTGCGCCCCCATTCGTCGACCGTGTCACTGCCCGGGAGCTGGTTCAGGAAATTGGCGACGGGGTTGTTGGTCAGCCAGGAGTATTTCCCCTCGAGCGGTTTAACGACAGCCTCTTCGACCGCAAGCAAGCCGCCGATCACGCCGACTTTGCCCAGGCCGCCCATCGCTTTTGACAGGCCACCGACGCTTTTAGTCACGGAGCCGATCGCACTGACCATTTTCGCCGCCCAGGTCACAGCCACGAAACCGGCCAAAATTTCCAGCGCAGTTTTCCAGCCGCCGACGGCGTCTCTCAGTTCGAGCATCTTGTCACGCAGCCAAATCATCGCGTTCTTGGCCTGGGTGATAGCCGGTTCCCACTTCGCCCAATCGATGAGACTTTTGCCGCCTTCTTTCCAGGTGCGGTAATCGTCCCACAGTAGGCCGATCCCCACGATAAGTGCAGTGATCATCCCTATCGGCGACATCAGGAAAGCGCTATTCAGCAGCCGCCAGGCAACCAGCAACGCGCCGAAAATCCCGATCAGTTTGCGCGATTCGGTATCGAGGCTTTTCCACCAAATGATCACCTGATCGATAGCCTGATAGCCACGGTAAAGCATCCGCCCGAAAACCTCGGCTAACCAGAGAACACCTCGAACGGTTTTGGTGATGAACCCCTCTATCTTCGGGAAATTGTCCATGATGCGCCGGCGCAGCGTATCCAGTGAGCCACTCAGGCCGCCGGCCAGATCTGAGCCGATTTTGTCTTTTGCCATGCCAAGCAACGCGGTCAGGCTGCGCATGGAGGTCATGAATTTATTGGACTGCTGCGCCGCGCGGTCGGCGTTCAGGCCGGTGGCTTTCAGCATGCTCTGGTAATCGGCAGTAAAACCGTTAATGCCGCGGCGCATGGCGAGGAGCGTGTTTTCGTCGATCCCCAGCATCTGCGCATACTGATTCGCTCGGTAATACGGCATGTTGCGCAGCTTATCGCCGACACCGGTAAAAATGGCGGCGGCATCGCGCATCTGACCGTTCGCACCGCGCGTCTGCACGCCCAGGCGGTTCAGGAAACCTTCGGCGCCCGGGTTGTTACGGATGAATCTCGCGAGACTCTCCAGCGAGCCCTGTGCAGCGGCCGCGTCTGCGCCCATCTGCGAGGCGGCATATCCCAACGCGCGAATGCCCGCCACTGAGGCGCCGGTGCGCTGCGATGCAAAATAGACTTTATCCAGGCCATTGGCGATCTGCGTGGTAAAACCGACGATTGTCAGCGCAGCCCCTTCTACTGCCGCCCCCATTTTGAGCACGTTCGCCGTGACGCCGGCGACAACAGCAGAGAATTTTCGCTCGCCGGTGGAGTCGATTTCGAAGCCCAGAGAAATCAAAAAATCCTTGATGGTTTCAGCGTTCATTGATCCTCTCTCCACCTGGCGATCCGGGCTTCGTTATCCGCTTTCATGTCCAGGTAATCATTCATCAGCGCGACGTCGAACAAATCGAGGCGCCCATCCTTGAGCGCCTCAAAGCTGCACATGCCGGCATCCACCGGGCGTAACAGGTAATCCTCGCCGCCCGGCAGGACGTCCAGCGTCAGGCCGGCGGCTGGTCTTTCGTCTCGCTGTCGGGGAGTGCGGGCAAAAAATTTCCCAACGAGTCCCCGACCACGCGCGCGACGATCTGCAGCATGTCCATCATGTCGATGTCATCGAACATCAGTTGACCGCTGGTAAAGATCGACGTGTAGACGGTGCCATTCTGGCGTGACACCACCGCCAGGCAGGGATGAATAATCGCGTTGCTGTCATCGTCGCTGATGTCTGCCAGCGTTTGGGCGATCACCGGTAGCGCCACTTTGAGCGCATCCTCAATCGACACCTGTCCGGTTTTCAGCTGGCGCAACACCTTAATTTCCCCCAGCAGGCCGGACAGCAGCGGCAGCAGCTTCCGGGAAACTTTCAACTGCTCGAAAACATTCAGTTTGGCCGCGCGGTATTTTTGGCCCTTAATTTCAAATTCCATGCATTACCCCTTAAAACGTGCCGAGCAGTTGGTCGATCTTGATGCAGTCGAACACCCAGGCGACGGTGTTACCGTCTTTGGCGTTCTGCCAATCCGGCAATTTCTTGAACGCGACGCCGCGCGCCGTGGTCACGTCGTTGCTGGATTTGTTGCGGATCACGATGACGTTGTTGCCCCAGGTCGCAGATGACAAAGACTGCGCGTTATACATCACCGACAGCTTGGCGTTTGTCGGGCTGGTTTTGAGTAGGTTGACGGTGATCGTGCCCGATTTATCGGCGTGCAGACTGTGCATCCCCTCGCCATCGGCGCCGGTCACCATCGTGTTTTTGTCGCCGCCCATTGCAACGACAATCCCCTCGTCTGAAGTCGCTGCACCGTTGCCGAGGTCAATCGAACCGCCCACGCCGGTGATATTGGCGGACACATCCAAAAAGCTATAAGTTGACATTCACCAGCTCCTTAGCGGTTAACGTTGATGATGACGTCGCCGAAGTGCACGGCGCCGGCCAGTTTGATTGCCACCTGCATCACCGGGGCTTTGCGGGCTTCGCGCTCCGCTTGCGCCTGCTGTGCAATCGGCGGGGAGTAGACGTAATACCCCTTTGTCAGCGTTTCGCCGGTATTCAGCGCGCCGAAACCGTCGCCCCCCCACACGCCTGGCGCAATCAGGCCGTTTTCAGCGCCCTGTGCCAGCGATGCTTCGACGTTGGTCAGCAGATCGGTAATGCCCTCATCGGTCTGAGGAACCTTTGTCGAGCTGGTATAGAGGCGGTTGTAGTAGTTGGTCTGAACGTAGTTCTGTAGCCAGTCCAGGCCGTGGCGCTCGTCAAAGAAATCAGCGTTACACATCACGCCTTCTTGCAGGATTGCCGTGTCGTTGTCGTAATTGACGAACACGTTGCAGTTTTTCTGCTGCAGGGTCAGCGCCTGGGTTTGTGTCAGCGTTTCCGCGACGATCCCCGGCTCTTGCTTAAATTTGATGGTGATCGTCGTGCGCCAGCCGGCGAAATTGACCGTAAAGGCACGGCCCAGAATCGACACCGCGGCGTAAGGGCTCTGGCTGGAATACTGCACGCAGGTTGTGCCAAAAGCGGCAGCTTTCAGGCGGCTGGCAATGTCGGTGTTATTGTCCGCATCGAGCACGGCGGTATTTTGCGTGGTGTGGGCGTAGATACGGGAAACGTCATCGGATTGGATCAGGCCGGCAACTGCGAGCACGTCATCATCAGAAATCGTCTCGGCGATATACAGGCCATACCATTTCGACGACAGGTCGATAAATTTCGCGACGCATTCAGTGATGGATTCCGCCGGCTGGCGCGCGATAATTTTCGCTCCGGTGCCTTCAAGAATGCCCATCAGCGAGGAAATGTCGGTTCCCGTGGCATTTGGCGTAGCGAAGCCGACTGCGGACGCCTCGCCGGTGGTTTTCGACGTCACAACAAAGCGCGCGTTGTTCGCATCCCAGACGACACTCGCCGCAGTCAGCTTTTCAGCCACACGCGCGGCGACGCCGTTCAGGTTGGTCTCTGCCGACAGGTCAACGCCGGATACCGTTTTGACCGTTCCATCGACGCTGATTTTCATCGCGCCATCGGTCACGGTTTTGAAATTGGTCATCGCCTGTTGCGCAGTATTCAGGATTGCCCCGCGCAACGCGGCGGCAGTGTCCACTTTCACCCAGCGGCCAACGTACAGATCGATCGGCTGCGGGCGCTGCCAGTAGTAAACCTGAGCGGCTAACGCCTCAGGCGCCTGGATGCCGAAGTCAGATTGCACGCCGGTAATGCCGGAATAAGCGCGCATCCGCTCGCTGGCGTCAATCACCGGCGATGCCCCGATAATCAGCAACGAACCAAAGTTTCGAGCCTGCGCCGCGCGCAAGGCCATATTAATCGCAACGCCGACGACGTTACGAACAGGTAACCCCTGCTGAGCCATAATTATTCTCCGAAGAATTTTACCGTTGCCTCTGCGATCGGCTTGATGCCGTATTCGCGAACAACTTTGCGGCGCAGGCGGACGGTAATGTCATACCGGCGCACCCACTGGTTATTGATGAGTTCAGGGAAAGGAATGATGTCGCCAATGCTGCCAAGCGACAGGCCGACGGCGATCAACTGATCGTTATTTTGTGACAGCGTTAAACCATCACGGAAAATTGACGCTATACGCTGGCTATGCGGCCCATAGAACGACGCCAGGCACTCGGTCACCTCGTGGCGCCACAATTCCGCGCTGTCGTCGTTCTGCCGCGTAAACGCTGGATTATCATCACCGATAAAGCCGGAGATCCCCACGGCGCACCAGTCCACATCTGGCGGCATCAATGGTGGCTGTGTGGGTGTCCAGCGCGGCCGCACGTTGCCCGGCGGCAGCCCGGTTATACCGAGCACCCAACGATTTAGCGCACGTTCGAGCGCCTCATCATAATCAGGGCCGGGCGAAATTGGCGTCAGGTAACCGGCCTGCGTGCTGGTGTTATTGCTCAACGGGGATCCCTCCATCGAACGGCAGCAGCTCACAATGCGCCTGAACGAATCCCGCACCGTAGGCCGTGTAAGGGTCGACGAAGGTCACCCGGTAATCGCGGTTCTGATAGGTCACGATGTCCGCGTCGCGCGCCGTCTGCCCGGCGGTGAGCCGCTCAGTGGTCACAATCAGGATTGCACCGGTGACCACCTGGCCCGCTATCATGCGCCGCGCTTCGAGCGACCGATCGACGGTAACCACTCCGGCAAACGGCATTTTTACCGGGGCGTTGGTGGCGAAGCCGTCATCGTCGACGGTCTGCTGGTTGCGGGTGACAATCAGGGAGGTGTCGCAAAACTCGGGATCAAAAAGCACGTCTGTAACGTCAAGAGTTGGCATTTTTATCCCTCACGAGGTAGGTCATCGCGCGCCGGTATTGCCCTTCATCGATCAGGGGGCGAGCGTTGACATTGTCCGGCGCGTTGCCGGCGGCCCGGCTCTGCAATTCTTTAGCCGCACCTTTGCGCCCTCGGCTCGCCCGGGCTTTTAGCGTTGCTGGCGACAGCGGCGTAAAATCGGCGCTGGTCATGTAGCTTTTAACCGCCTGGCTCGCGATCGTGCCGGCCGACTCCAGCGCCGCAGTCGCAGCGCCGGCGCGACCATCAAACACCGCTTGCGCCGCAGCCTTCATTTTGGCGGTGGTCTCGGCATGCACCGATTTCACCCCGGGCTGAAGGTGCGGGCGCGGCGGGATGTTCTGCGCTGGCGATCCGTACTCGTTGATGTAGCCGATCTGTGCGTTTCCTATCCCGGGCTTTTCACCGTCTTCCGGTTGCCGGTCCGATGCCGCCTCAGGAATGCCGACCAGCACGTCGCGGCGCGCGATTTCATTCAGCGCAGAAAAAACGGCCTGCGACCGATCGGCCCGTACCTTCAACCCACTTTTCATAGCTGCCGCCCTCCCATGCCGAACATCTGGATCAGCTGCCAGAATTCGGCCCCATAGCGGGTGTTGTTCCAGAAGCCCGCGTCCGGGTTCATCGTGGCGCTGCTGTCATAGCTCACGCTGACTTTGTCGACCGATTTCGACGACACAACGCCGCTATTCGCCCCGCCACCACCACCGATCGCCGCCGCCCGGTTATCCGCCGCCTGGAGCGCCATGTAATGCGCGACAAAAAGCTCGGCCAGGTACGGGAATACCTCGCCGAAATTGTTTTCATCGAGCAGTTGGTCAGCCAGATTTAAGCGGAATTGAATTTGAGCGTTGGGAAAGGTGACGGCGTTGCCGAACTGCGGGAAATCTTCGCGGAATTTTTCGACGGTCGGCAGATGGTTATTTTTTGCCACCTTTCGCGCCCTCAGTCAGCGCCGCCGCCAGCTGCTTCTGCAGGTCGGCGATCGTGTCATCGCATTTGCCGATGGTGGCGACGTGCTCGGCGATGATCTGATCGCGTTCGTCACGTTCCGTCGTCAGGTCGGCTACTTTGCTTTTTTCCTCCGCCAGCTGCTTCTGCAGGTCGGCGATCTGCGCCAGCGCCTCCGCTGGCACACCGGTGTTTTCCGGTTGGCTACCGTCAACGATCTCCGCATGCTCCTGCGTGAACCAGTTTTCGGCCACCTCCGGTGCCACCGAGTGAACACCAGCAGAAAAAGCCTCCTGCCGGTAATCGGCATGGGTAAATGAGAACGGCGTATGTACGCGGATTTTTACCAGTGATTGCTTCATTTGCTTTTCCTATAAGCCCCTTGCGGGGCTGTTTTTAGATGCCGTCTACGTAAGCCAGAGTTTCGCGATATGGGGACTCAACGGCGCCCAGGCGGCCGTAGTACGTTGTCAGCTGGTAGATGCCGCGATACTGAATCGGGATGTTCTGCAGCGGAACCATTGGGAATCGCACGAACTTTTTGCTGTTGGTATAGGCCACCATGCGATCCTTGCCGGCTGCGCCCGCACCTTTCAGCCATTTCACTGCGCGGATGTTCAGCGGGACGCCGTTCTGGTGGTAGGCGATGGTGTTGGTCTGCAGGTAGGTCAGCAGCGACTGGTTACCGGCAGAGGACACGATGATGCTGGAGAGCAGCGCAAACTGATCCGGCGGCAGCAGCAAATCGCGAGGGCAAATCGTGTAACCCGAGTTTGCCCAGGCGGCCGACAGTACGGAGTTGATCGACTGACGAATTTCGTCAGCGGTTGAGGCCGTCCAGACTTTCGGGGCGTTGGTGGTCAACACGCCGTTGTAGTTCACCAGGCCTTTCACGCCGATCAGCGTATCGCCGCGATAAACCTGCTCGTCGGTGTCCATGTTCCACTTCAGTTGCATGCCTTCGAATTTCTGGGCATCAACCGGGCGGCCGACCTGCTGCGCGGCAGCCAGCTCGACAACAGTCCAGCCAAGTTCCATCCCCCACAGGGTCAGCGGGAAACCGGTTTTGTTGATGTCGAGATTAACGGTCGCGATCTCGGTGGAGTTCTTGCCGATCCAGTTTTTGCCGTTCGGGTTTGGCGTGCCGGATGCCGCAAGCTCGGTGTTGGTAAAGCTGGAAATGTCGTCAGCGATCGACACGTCCTCGCGCAGCTCAATATCGCGGCTCCACGTATAGCCCACCAGCGGCATATTCAGTTCTTGGTCGAGCCGTTCCAGCTCGCCGATCAGAAATGCGCCGGTGCTGTCTACGGTCGCCTGGTCAAAGGTATGAAGTGACATAATCAGCGATTTCCTTAAATGTTGTATTCGATTTCGACATTGCCAGCGGCATCACCGGGGCCGGTGAAAAATGCGGTCGGCAGGACGACGGTTTCATCAGCCACGGCTGCGGCCACTGGCGCGCCAAGCGGACTCGTCGCGCTCGGATTGGCGATGCGGATATTCACCGGCGTATGCGGTGTAATGCCAGATGCGTCAACGCCGACATTCACGGTCATGTAGCCGCGGCGCAGGCGGTCGCCGGTGAGGTTTTTATCGGTGCCCACCTGGCGGACCAGATCAGGCGTCGAGGTGGTTGGGTACGGGCGAATGTAGAAGCCCAGGATCACGCCGACGGCGTCGCCGGCTTCCAGCGGCACGAAATAGCCGCCGACGTCTTTACCCGCCAGGCCGTAAGCGCCGAACGCTTTGGCGTTATTCAGCGCGACAGGCTCTGCAGTGAGGTGATGAGGGCGTGAAACAGCCCCGGCGATGCCCGCAGGCATCCGGTACGTGTAAGCAGTCATCGGCTTTTACCTTATTTTTTCCAGTATTCGGCGAAGGCTTTGTTCAGCGCTGCCGGTGAGTTGCGGTTTTGATGGTCGAAGGTGCGCAGCTGGGCTGCGGGCTGGTTGGCGCGCTTGGCGATTTCACTGGCCGCGGTAAATGCGGCATCCAGCGACGCTTTCGGCATGGTTTTAAAATCGGGCTTGTCACCGACCAACGGGACAAGGATCTGTGCGCCTTTTTGCGTGCGGAATGCAGCATCGAGCACTTCGCGTTTAAACGTCGCCAGCTTTCCACCCTCAGGCAGTTTGATCCCCGGAACCAGCAATTCAGCCCGGGCGATCACCGCCTGCTGATAGCCGGCGTCGGTGGTCGCCTTTTTCTTTTCCTCTTCGTCGTCATCGTCGCCGGGTTCGCCGTCGTTCGTGCCGCCGCCTTCCAATTTATCCAGGCGCGCGAGAATGGCTTGCGCCCAGGCAGGCACGTCCTCCTCGCCGTCTTTGGTAATGCCCTGGCCGCCGCCCATCTCGGGATCCTTATCCGGGAGTGGGTATTGCGGGCTGATGTTGATGTTGATGGCCTTCGGCAAATCGCCCCCGCCCTCGCCATCATCGGTGGTGAGTTCGGCCGGCGCATTACTCATGGCCTCTTCGATCGCCGCGTTGTCTTTGGTTTTCAGCGCGCGGCGCAGCGAATCAAACCACGTTTTTTTAGTTGCCATTGTTCTGCTATCTCCAATTGAACAGCGGATTCCCGCGCGGCCGGCAGGAACCAGCGCGACATGATTGCCGACAATGTCGTATTGCTCGGCTTTCCCCGGGGCCGTCTGCCGATATTCGGCGTCGTACCCGCAGGAGATTTGATCCACGCCCTGATAAATCGCCTGGATGGCTTCGCTGCTTTTCACAACGAGATCTGCCAGCAACAAATCCGACTGTTCGCCGGTGCCGCGGCGGATATTGGTCGCGTGGCCGTGGGCGTTCTCCCGCCAGTTCGACGGGTTGACCATTTGCTCAGGGTGTAAAACGGTGAAAGTCATCCCCTCGAATGAGGCGATCGTCTCCGGGCGGAAAACTTCTTCGGGGGAGCGATAAACGGAAATTTCGTCATCGCGGTCAGGTTCGATCTCGTCGAGTTCTGCGGCGTTGTAGACCTGCCAGCCAACCCGCGCGATCGGTACGGCTTCGCACAATAGGGAGCCGTCGGCTAACTCGTAACGGGTGTTACCGAGCCGGGTATTAAAGAAATATTTCATGGGTTATTTTTCCGGGATGACAACTTCGCAGTAACAGCGGCAGTTAGGCAGCGCGCCGGCGTGGCCGGTCATGCCGTCAAGCGTCGGCGGGTCACCCCAGCGGACGAATTTGCCTTCCATTTTGGCGTGAGAGTGCCTGACGTCGCCGTCGTGTGCCGTTCGCCAGATGTAACCCTCGGAGCCAATAGCGGTCGCCCGGGCTTGCGTCAGCGCCTGCGTGGCGCGGCCTATTTCCGTCCTGGCGATCAACTTCGCGCGTGACCATGCAACATCGCCGCTTCGGAAAATTTCAGCGGCAAAATCTTTGCTGCGCTCGCCGCTGATCATCGCCTCAATGGCTCGGGCGTGGATCCCGCTCACCCGGTCAGCAGCATGCAGCGGCAGCGATTTCATCAGCTTGATGTTTTCCTCAACGATATTGCGCGCCACCTGGCCTGCTGAGGTGCTCTCCATCTGAACACGCAGCCCGGCAGAAATTTCCTGCGAGATCTGGCGCCACTGCGTCGCCTCTCGGCGCGCGACGGCATCAAACATTTTCAAGGCAACGGATTCCGCCCAGGGGGCGATCAGTTCGGCGTAACGGGTCAGGCGGGTGTTGATGAGGATGACGGAATTATCGGAACCATCGTAAGAAGTCGAGACGATGTCCCCGACCACCTGCGCTATCTTTCGTAGCTGCGTTGCGTACTGGCGCTGTAGCCCCTTCGGCGTCTGGGTCGAGATCGTTGCCCTCGAACGCCGGCGGGTCGATGTCCTGCGCATTTTCGATGTCCTCGTCGGTGATGGTTGAACCCACGCCCGTGATCCGTGACGATTCCTTCAACTGCTGCGCGCCGGCTTTTAGCGTCATCAGCCCGGCGTCGACGGCTTTCGTCACCGCTTCAACCGTGTTCACAGCCACGCCGGCGCGATCGGGTTCACTCATCTGCCACAGCGGATTAAATTCGAAGGCGAAATCGTCCGGTAATGGCCGGCTGAACAGCGACATGTGCAGCACCTGCATGACTTTATGCAGCGGGCGGCGCAGCCGGCGCTCCTGCTGTGTGCTGACGTTGTCGTAGTAGTTGGAGAGGTCGGTTTCACCGGTCGAGAATCCGGCCGGTGACTGGCCGAACAGGCGCACCAGTGGAATTCCTACCGCGCCGGCGACCTGCTGGCCGAACTGCGCCAGAACGTCGGACAGGCCGGCGAACGTGTAGCTGTGGGTCGCGAATTCGTCCTCGGCATCCATGACCGTCATCCCTTCGATGCTTTGGTACTGACGGATCATGTCCATGTGGGCCATCAGCCCTTTGTAGGCAGCAGTGTTCTGCCCCATGCCCAGCACAGAACGCAGGCCTTTTATCGAGTAGGTTCGCAGGTGCGCTTTATAGACCAGTTGCGCGGCGCCGGTGGTGGCGCTATCGAATGCCATCAGACGATCGAAGATGCGCTCAACCACCGATTGCCCCCAATCGTTCTCGGTCAGCATCTGCTGGTAAGGCAGCGTGACGCCGTCGAAACGAATGATCCGGCTGTAGTGGATTTTCCACGGGGGGATCCCGGTGGCCGTCGTCACCACCTGATAAAATTTGGGCGTCCCGAAATCAGGCCCCATGTCGGTGACGCGCTCTTGCGTGGTCGGGGTAACCATCCAGCGATCGAGAACCATCACGCCGCGGAACGCACCCGGGCCGACAGTTTCCACACGCAGCGGCGAGCTCATGTCCTGCCCGTCGATCATGATGACGCCGATCGCGCCGCCATAGAGTCGGCCCCACTTAATCGTGTCGTTCAGTCGGTCCCAGAGCGCCAACTCCTCCCAGGCGTTATCCAGCTTGGATTTTTCTTCAGGCTTCAAACCGCCGGTGATCGTGATGCCTTTGCGGGTCATGTCATCAGCGACGGCATCCACGGCCACGCCCACCAGCCAGGAGCTGCGGTAGGCGTTCTCGATCTGCAGGCGGTTGCGGCTGGTCCAATTCGGCTGATAGGTGCCGTCGCTGCTCATATTGGGCGTGCGAAGCCCCAGGCGCGCCGTGAAGTTCTGGTAACTGTCCCGGAACCACGCGCGCACCCCGTCTTTTTTTTGGCTCATGCGTCTTGTCTACCCAATTGCGCCCAGGTGCCGAGGCCGTCGGAGCTGGTGATATAACCGTCCAGCGAGTAGCGCACTGCATCCCAGCAGTGGTTGTGTTTGTCGAGGACGATCGGTAACACCTCACCCGTGAGGCGGTCTGTTTTGTAGGAATAAAGCCGGGCCTCGTCGATCATGTGCTTGCAGCGCTCATGGATGACGATTTCTTCGAAGCCGCGGAGGTAGGTGATCCCGTCCTCAACGCTGCCGGCCCATTTCGTGGCGCCGTCAATGTTGAAGCCTTGCCGCGCCATGTAGCTGATCGTTTCGGGGCGGCTGCAGTCTCCATGTATCGGCCACTTGCGAGCCTCGGGGATCGAATCGTAAAACTGCGGCATTTCGTCAAGCTCAACGCCGACGCCGTAGGCCTCGTATTCGATGTAGAGTTTTCGCCCGATGATGAAGCAGCGGATCAGCGTGGAAGGGTCCTGCGAGAAGCCGAAGTCGGCGCCATAGAAAAGCCGGTCGGCCTGCAGATAGAGATCGTCAGGAAATGCCTCGACGCGATATTTTCCTGAGAAAATAACCGCCTCGCTGAGCGCCTTCGGCAGCCCTAACCAGATGTGCTCATAGGCTTCATAGTCAACGCGTTTGCAATACTCCATTTCCTGCCGGAGCACGTCTGGGAAAAACGCGTTATCGGGATAATTGACCTGGCGAATGATGACGCCGCCGTCCGGTGGATCGACCTCGTGGCGCTTCATCAGGGTATAGGTCGGGTCAGTGGCTTCCCGCGGGTTGTACGAAACCCAGACCTCGGAATTATTGGCGCGCACCGTCGGGCCGAGAACGTCCCAGCTATCCTGGGAAACGGTCTGCGCTTCCTCTACCCAACAAATTTTGATGCCAAACATCGATTTGATGGATTGCAGGTTGGTGCGCAGCCCTTTGAACGTGAATCGGGTGCCGTTGCGCCCGGTGATCTCGTTATTTTTTACGGTGTAGAAATGGTTGAGGCCCAGGGCATAGATTTCGGCCTCCAGCAGCGCCAGCACAGAATCGCTGATTGAGTTCTGGAATTCGCGGGCACAGAGAATGATCATCGGATCGATAGCGCCAAGGATAACCAGCGCGCGAGCAATCTCTACCGATTTACCACCGCCGCGGCCGCCGTAGGTCCAGCGCCAGCGCACGGAACCGATCGGGGCGTCGTAAAGGACGTCTGTCGCCCAGTCACTGCTGAATGCGTACAGAACGCCGTCAATTATGACTGGGCCGTCGGCTTTCCCTCGCGCAGCTTTTCCATGTGAGCAGCCCACACGTCCGTCGGGCAGTTCGCCGGGGTCACGATGCAAACCTTGCCGTAGCTCAGGCCTGCCAGATCGACATTCACCTCGGTTTTATTCGTGCTCATGTCGATGCCGGTCAGCTGCGCGGCGTTTTTTACGTTCGGCGCGACCTGACCAAATTTTTTATTCTGCAGCGCCAACTGCGCAGATTTATACGACAGTTCAGCGAGGTGGCCGGCATTGAAGGAAACCAACAGCGCAGCGTTATTGCGCAGTTCCTGCACACGGGCTTTTACGTCCGGCCGGCTCATCAGGATTGAGGCTTGCGATTCGGCATTCGTCGGCGCGTAGCCTGCGCAAATCGCGGCCTCTTTCTGCGGCATGCCTTGCGCAATGTTCTGCGCAAATTGTTCATGCTGTGGTTTTAAAAGGCTTGGGCTTTCTTTGCCCTTCCCCTCCTCATCGCCGCCAGCAACTGAAACGCCGGGTGTAACGGGCGCGGGATTTTCGGGAATTTGCGCATCTTGCGCACTGCGCATTTTTTTCTGCGCTTTTTTCTCTTTCCCTTGCGCAGGGATTTTTATGTGCCGGCGTGCTGTGGCGTAGTTGTAGCCGTTAGCCTCACACCATTCTTTCGGGGAGATTTTGGTTTTGGCGTATTCGGCGAGGAACAGCTTTTGAATGGCTCCCCAATCCTGTTTTGCCATAACGTTCTCCGTGAATAAAAAAAGCCACGGGCAACCATGATCTGAGTGATCGGTGGGTGTCGCCTGTGGCTTTGCTTGCGCATTACGCAGCACCTAGATAGATGCTCTGTGATGGGCAATAAAAAACCCGCCGTGGCGGGTCTAGTTTTTGACAGCCTTTCTTTCCGCCTGCTTTGCTTTAGCAAGCTCAACAATCTTATTTGTCCTTTTCTTGCGCTCTTCTCTTTCGACATACCAATCTTTGAGCAAGACTTCAATAAGCTGTATAAGTAATCCGGCCTCATCAGGTTCAACATCTACAATTAAGTCGATGTCTTTTTCCATATGTGCCCCAATGTTTCCAATGCTCCTGATTGAGTCAATAGCCGCCCAACTATCACTATCAACTTTGTCTTCTATCGCTTCTATTTCATCAACCAATCTACCAGGTTTAACACCCCAAAAGTCACGGATCATCCCTTGCAGGCAACGTCTCGCTAGTGTTGCTGAAGCTTTTGGTGATAACTGACAAATAAGAGAAGCCTCTTTGTAATCATCAAGGATTGCTTTAGGGATATAATCAGGAAATACCTTTACGGCTGCTTGAGGCCGCAACTTCCAAGCGTCTAACCTCTCTTGTGGGGCCCACCTCCCATCCACAATTTTAGCGGTTGAGAGATCTGATGAAACCACAATCTCCTTACACTCGTCATTAGGGCACATCTCTATGATGGAAGTCATCATAATAGCCGTGCCATATCGAGTATCTTCTCGAAAAATCATAGATTCTGCTTTTGCAGGAACCGCCTTCTCAGTAGCTATCTGTCCGCAATATGGACAAGTCCAGGATGCCATTTTTACCTCTAAGTAAATAAGTGACATCTTAATTTAACACTAATTTTTATACTTTATTAAGTAGTTGTTTACTTACCGTCTCTCCGGCTGTCACACCGTTTCTTCTACCACGGCTGATGTTTCCGCTATGACCGCCCCCTAGCTCGCGGGGTATTAACCGTTTTTGATTTCTCCCGCTCGCTCACCGTGAGGAGCCCGGGTCGTGGCTAAGGCAGGAGAACGGCGACGGCTCGGCGCTTTGGGTGCATTACTCTTTTTTGCGGCGCAGCAACTGGCGCACGAAGATGATCACCAGCATCAGGCCGAATACCGTTCCCCAGTTAATTGGCACGATGGACGCCCAGCCAGCGGATGACGCCAACAGATTCCACGCGGCCAGCATGCCCCAGGAGAACAGCAAGCCCAGACCGATCACAATGGCAATGGCGCCGCCGCCCACCAGCAGGACAGCCAGCACGTCAGTATCATTTTTTTTCACTCGTCTTCTCCAGTAATCCGGCCCGCCAGGCATTCAGCGTGGCAATTCTGCCGGCACAAATTTTCAGTGAGGTTTGTAGTGCCAGCGTATAGCTGACGGCGTCGCCCCATGTATCGCCGGCCATTTCTGGCTGCTCACATAGAGTGAATACAGATTCAGGGGGAAGGAGGATTAACGGCGCCGGGGGCTGTGCCGGTGGCCGGGCGCAAGAGCTCAAGCACAGCGGCAGGCAGAGGCTGACCAGCGCAGGGATCGTTTTTAATCGCTTCACGGTATTTCCTTTGGGCGGTGTCGTGCTGCTGGCGCAGCTGCTGCTCGCGTTGTTGCTGCGCCGCCATCAGCGCGCGATTCTGCGCATCTTGCGTCTGCAGCGTAGCTATCAGCCCGGCCTGCTGTGCCAGCGTCTTCTGCTGTTCTGCGGCCTGCTGGCGTGCCAGCTGCAACTGGTGCGATAACAGCGAGCTGTAACCGCCAAGGCAGATAGCCACCAGCAACAGAAGCACCAGGCTGCCGCCGGCGATCTTGCTCATCCAGCCGTTCATGATTGGCCCCAGGTGCAGACGGTGTTTTCGACTTCACGCCGGGTGATCAGCCCTTTCCACTCTTTGCCGCCGGCATACTTCCAGCGCTTCAGTTCACCGCACGCGCCGGCCGGGTCGCCGGCATTCAATTTTTTCAGCATCGTGGAGCCGATAAACGCATACGGGCCGACGTTGTACGAGAACGAGTAAATAGCGGCGCGCTGGGTTTCCGTGGTTTTCACCTTGATCGCAGGATCGACAATCCGTGCGACTTTCTGCAGGTCAGATTTCAACAGCGCATCGCATTCTGCGTCGCTGTATCGCTTGCCGAGGATAATATCGGCGCCGGTATGTCCATCGCAGACCGTCAGAACGCCGACAACGTCGCGATAGGCCACATACCGCCGGCCCTCTAACCCATCGTGGCCGCCGAGCATTGCAGTGGCGATCGCAATCGCCCCGCCGCCACCGGTTATGGCAGCGACGATTTTATTTCTCAGGCTGGAATTCATCAGATTTCTCTCGGAGCTTTTTGGCCCAATTCTGCGACGATTGTCGCGGTGGCTGATGGGTTGGCGCTGTTGGTCTTGCTCAAAATGTCGCGCAGGATCTGCGTTCGTTTCATCTGCTCTCGCCGATTGAGGCGGTAGGTCAATATGCCCAGGGCGATACTGACAGCCAGGCCAATGATGAAACCCCAGTCCTGCAGCGTTAACCCGGCGAAAAAGGCAGATATGCCCGCAAGCCAATAGGTAGCGTTCGAGTAGCTGTCGTTCATTTTCATGATCCCCACCTCCGCGGGCCGCGGCGGGCAGTGCAGAAATGAAAAAGCCCGACGGCAGCCGGGCTAGGGTGAAATTTCGGGTTTAGGATACGGCTTCGGGCTGAACAATTTCGTGTTAAGCCGCCGGCGCGCCCGCTTGTTCAAAAAGCGGATATAGCGGAATTGGTTGAACGTATGGGCAGTGGCGCGGTGTGCATTCTCCTGGAGGAAATTACCGCGGGCGCCAGCCTTGCGCCCTTTCGTCGTCATGGCGATCTTGTGATACCACTCGCCATCAAGCTCGTAGAACGTCGTTTGATGGCTGCCGACGTAATCGAAATTGCTCGCCTGATATACTACACCGAACCGGCCGCACCGTTCGTCTGCGAACGTCTGCACCCAATCCACCGCAGGATAGAGCAACTTGATAGTTTTCAACGCATAGCTGATTGCGCGTGATTCAGTATTGCGCGGCATCCGATCATGCACCCAGAGGCGGTTTAACTCCATGTATTCGCGGTTGCCGGTGCCGGTCACGACGCGCGCCCCGCTGCTCGGGTTCATTGCGTAGCCCCACTGCATGACGCCCACCAGTTCGCGGCCGTCGAAAATCCCAAGGTGCAGATAGGAGTTATTCACTACGCGCTTGCTGTAGTGAAAATGGCTGATCACCAGGCGGGCAAGCCAAACGGGGATCGTTGCGACGTGGAGATCGTCACATCCATAACCGACGGTTTCGCCAGCATAGACGATCGGCGCGGGCTTTCCGCTGGCGCGTGACACAACAGCATTTGAATGATTTTTCAATGTCTCGGCACTCCAATAGAGGGGTGTGCTCGTGACTGTTGACGCGGGCATACTGCCTCGGGGAGCGGCAACTCTCCGGGGCGCCCATCAGAACGTAAAAATGAAAAAGCCCGCATTAAGCGGGCCACCAATAATCAGTTATGAATTTGTCATTTAATTAAATTCGATTCTAAAAGAATTTCTCTAAGACGGTGTGGGATACAAACACCGGGCTTATCACTAGCCTCTTGCAATGAATCCGATAGCTTTAACAAGAAGTTTTCACCAGGGTAACCTCCGCAAAATCCTTCATAGTTCACATGAATCATTCCATCAGGATCAGCGTTCTTTGCAAGGTAGACGCGGCAAATAAGAGAGAAAAACTTTCCACTCGTATCTAAGCTATTAAATTTAATGAAACGAGCGGGCTGACAAACTTCAGGATCAAACATGCTAAACCCTCCTCCAGGTTTAAAGCACGTCTTGCGCTTCGAATGAAAAACCCGCTCGATGGCGGGTTTCTTTTGAATTTGTCGCTGCGGATATAACTTCGCGAAGCTTATATCAATTTAATCAATTTCCGCGCAAAGTCAACGATAAAATCGCTCGCTATTCATCTCAAATGCATCACTCATCGGACGGTAAAGCATGAATTCGGCCGTTTTCACCCACACCGCGACGCGCGTCTCGCAGGTGCGCATACACCAATCAGGGCGGTAATCATGCAAGTCTGCGGCCATCTCCTTCAGGCTTTTTCCTTTCCCGATATAGCGCTGCTGAATGATAAATTTCAGTCCTGGGTAATCCAGCAGAACGGCCCCGATCACACGATCCATAATCGCCGCCTCCGAATCAGTGCAAAATGCCAGGCTGCTTTTTTGTTTTCCCTCCAGAATGTCGAGCAAATACTGGCGCAATTCTTCTTGCTCGCATCCCGCCTTTTTCAGCTGATTGAGCGCCTGGGTGATCGCCGCTTTTGTCACCTTGTTGCTCGTCAGAAGTCGGTTAAACATGTTGCCGGCCCTGCCGAAACTTTCCATCCCTGACCACCGGCCCCACATTTTCAGCCGCCCTTGTATCCAAACGCGCTCCAATGCACGCAAATGCAGCTCTTTGCCGTTGCCTTTACCGATGTTGTCGGGGTAGATCATAGCTTTCCTTCCTTTCTCAAAATTTCTTGCGTGCGCATGACGCCTTCGGCGTGCATCAGTCGGGCGTCGTTGGCGTCGATAAAGCGCGTGCGTCGGTCTACTTCATCGTGGCAAGCGCTGCAGGCCCACGCTGCCTGTGTGTCGTCTGGCTTTATTGCCGTGCCGCAGGTGCCGGCCAGCCGATAATGTGCGGTGACGGTTGTTTCTGGGTTTCGGTTACAGATGCCGGGGATCCTGATTTGGCAATCACGGCCGCGGGCCTCGTCTGTCAGTTTGCTCATGCTGCATAATCCATAAGCTGAGCCGCGGCGTTCTCTGCCTCGGCGATGGTTGGGAAGGATTTGTTTAAGATGAAGGTCCACAACACGTTAAGCGCTGCCTGGTACAGGTCGTTAAATTCGAGGTCGTCCATTTTTGCGAATGAGATCGATCGCGGCTCGCGCAGAGTCGAACCGTCGGGGAGTTCAAAAAGATCATAATGCCCCGCTTCGACGGTTACCCATCGGCGGAAAGCGTGGAAGGATTTTGCAATCGTCAGCCGTTCGGCGCGCTTCTCGGCCACCAGCTGCAGGTATTCGTCCGCCAGCGCATAGAACACGCCAGCATCGTCAACATGGCGCGCCAGGCGATTGATATACCCGCGGAGAAATTGGCGCTCAAACGTTGATACTGCGCCGCCAGTCGGGGTCCAGTATTCAAAACCGAGATTCAGGAGTGAGAAAAATTTGCGGTGCAGTCCGGGATTCCGGGCGCGCTTAAACTCGCCAGTGACGACCGCCCCCAGCTTGAGTTTGTTCGTGACGAAATCGGCCGTGTCGGGCGTTGCCGGCACGAGGATCCCGCCTTGGGATTTGTAAAACGAATACTGCGCCATTTTCGTCTCCGTGGTGGCGCAGCAGGTGATCAGCTGTTCAGGCTGATGAGAGGATTATATCACTTTCTCCGGACGTCGTAGCCCATACGTCGGAGCAGCACAATCATGAGCTCAGTATCGGCGACGATCTGGCTCTCCTTCAGCGGTAAAACCGCAGTTATCGCCCCGTGGGTCATGTAAACCAGCGCCCGACCATTCTCGGGCAAAATATGAGCAACATCTTGTTTTACATCCATTATATTCTTCTCCGACATTCTCGGATTCACTTCGTGTTTTAATTATTACACCAAAATACTGTATATATAAACAGTAAATTGTGTGGTGTGCAGCAAAACAAAAACCCGCCGGAGCGGGTTTAAGAATTAGTCGTAATTGCGGCGCTCCGGGTGGTCGCCAGCATCGTCAGCGAAGCAAACACCAACAATGGCCCTGAAACACAAGCCAACTACGCCGGCGCCAATGGCAAACAGAAACGCAAAAATTAGCCACCAGATCACCGCTCCGCCCCCCTATCCTTGTCAAGGCGACGAGCAGCTGAAATTACCCCATCAACCGGCAAACACTCATACTGCGCCGGGAGGGACTGCTGCCGAATATCTTCGAGGCAGTTGGAGCGATCGGGATATACCCACCCCTGCGGAACGTAATCGCACGGCTGGTAGGTGTAGCAAACGAGCAGGAATAAACCGAACATCAGCAAGCCCTCCCACGAACGCCAGCCAGCGCCTGATCAAACATTTTGTGCATGTGGCAAAACCGCAGTTCTACCGGGTTGAAGTGCCATAGCGTTTTGTCCGGCCTGGTTTTCTGCCCGGCTGGCCGGAAATTAACTTCCCCCAGCTCGTAGAAACGCTCATTCACGCCTATCACGTGATAGCGCGCCTTGTTCCCCTGCCCGGTCCGGATCATGTTCACGTTTGGCGACCGGAGCATCGATTTCAGCCGAATGCAGATCTGCGATCGTGTCATGCTGTTCCCTGGGTGTTTTTCATGCGTTAGGGCGCTGATCTCTGCAGTCGAGAGATTTTTGCCCTGGATAAGTTCGACAAACTGCCGTGTAGTGATTCTGGTCATTGGTCATGCCTCGGTTATTTCACGTTGTTGTTACCCATGCTGGCGCGGATCCGTGCCAGCATTTCCATGCCCTTGCGCTGATAGCGTCCGTCCGTGTCAGCGACTTGTGCGTCCCCCGGCGGCCTGTTCTCCAGCGCTTTCGTTTTTCGCACTGGCGGGATGGAGAATCCCATTTCCACCTGCTTTGCCCACTTCGCCAGCAGCCGGCCGGCCAGTGCGGCGAGTTCGTTGTGTCCCAGCTTGCGCTCTACGCCGGCGCGGCGGAGCTCCGGGCAAATCTGGAACAGCACCGGGTGGCGCCAGTCGAAACTATCTGCGCCGTCGAAACGCCAAGATTCGTTGCGCCAACGCCGGTATTCGGTCATGACGTCGTCCGCCGACAAGCCGAACGGGTTGGCCGTGCACTCGCCGACGATCGCAGTAAATTCCGCAAGATCAGGCGGCCAGTGGTTACCGGCGCTGCAGCGCTCCATGCACCGGCGCGCGGCGTAGGCCAGTTGGTCATCGGAGAATTTCGAAATCGTCTGGCCCCAGATCGTGGATGGTGCCACCCCGTTCTTGGTCACCCAGCGGTTGGCGTAGATCCCCGCCATCGTCTCCCAGAGGAGCCAAGCCCTGTCGCTCCCGTTCTGCGTTTCGTGCGGCCCTGACCTGCTGCTGAGCGGTAGCGGCTGCTGCGGTGTATCTGGTCGCATTTGAACCTCCTGCATGCTGCTTTCGTTTGGCCGCCGCCTGGCGCTCGTAGAGCACGCTGTCGGCGAATTTCTGCTCCCACTGCGTCTGGTTAAATACCCTGCCCTCGGCTTTCCAGTACGCCTGGAAGCTCGCCAGCTCCTGCGGGGTATATCCTGGCGCCGGGCCGTCGATAATTCGGCCCCACAACGCCGCCAATCGCTGGAAATCAACCGTCGGCGCCCAGTTGGCGCTCATCGGAAATTTTCCGCATGGGTTCTCGTCGTCTTGGTCTTCCCAGGGTGTCGGCCCTGCTCCCTGTCCATCTGGTGAAATTTCGCCCGCTCCCGATAGAGAGAGGGTTTTATCTTTTAGATCCTTTCCCTTCCCTTCCTTTCCGTCAGTGACTTGTCCGTGATGGCTCACTGAGTTCTCATTGAATCCGGGAGGCATAGGGATGCTTGTTTTGCTGGGACGGTTTATTTTTTGGTGCTTTAAAAATCCTGAAATGTGCAAATACTGCACATCATTCACTGAGTATTCAGTGAGTAACCCATGAGTAATTAGCTCTTGGATTAGCGGTTCACAATCCATCGGATCCGCCGGGAAAACCTGCATTTTGATACGCCGAGGCGAACGCTCCAGACAGCCCTTATCATTGGCGAAATTGAACAATCCAATGAACAGCAATCGGGCTGCGATGGAACATTCCACCACCTTCTCGTCGGTCCAAAATTCTGGTTTTACGGTACGAATACGAGCCATTGGCGCTGCCTTTGCTTAGATTAAATTTCATTACCAGATTACTGGCGCCCCACATGGCGCCCTGACACGCGCGGTGATCTGCTTCTGCAGGAAATCGTCGTGATTAATGGTCATTGGTCATGCCTCGGTTAATGCAGTGCGCTGTAAGCTCGCCGCAGCTCGTAGAAGCTGCGCTCTGCTTCGTCGCACTCTCTTTCAAAATCTGCCGGTGATGCGTGCAGCAGCGCGGCGGCGATCGCCTCCTGGTGTTCCTTCAGCGCGCGGATTGCCAGGTATTCGATGCTGTTCCCCGCCACCAGCCGGGCGCGCAGCACCGCCGGCAGCGCAGCAAGGATCGCCGGCTGCAGTTCCTGGATTTTCTGGCGGGCGCCAGCACTATCGCTGTCGAGCCAGCGAAAGATCTGCTGCTTGTTGTTGTGCCATGCAGCATCATCAACGCTGCCGTCGGCGCGTTCTATCTGCGCCAGCTGCGGCGCCTGCATTTCCAACTTGAAGTAAGCGCGGGTGATTTCCGCCGCGACCGTGCGCTGAGTGGCCTCCGTGGCCCATCCGCGCAGCGCGTCGCGGACCTGCTCGTGTTTGATTTCCATAAATCATGTCCTTAGGCTGCAGGCTTGGTATCCTGCTGTTCTGGCGGTAAACCGTCTGTTGGGTTGGGGTAAAGGTCGGGCCTTAACTCGTGGGGAGTGACACCTGTTACGTTATAAATTTGCAGTACGCGATCCGCAGGGACTGCCCCTTTGTAACGAGTTTTCCAACGGCTAACTGACATAGGTTTAATGCCTAATAGAGCAGCCAGGTTGGATGCTGTTCCCGCTATCTGAATTGCTTTAGTTAAACCACTCATAATTCTCTCCGGTCTAGAAGTGAGATGATTAAGCCAAAGACTTAATAACAAGTCAAGCCTTTGGCTGATTCAATTGTTTAAGCAAAAGGCTTATCATGTTGCAATGAAAGAAAAAAATTTCGCCGACTCAACCTTGTTTGAGCGCCTTACCGAACTCACCAAGCGGGGCTTCTCTAAGTCAGAGATGGCCAGGATCGCTGACGTCACTCCTCAGTCAGTTAATGGTTGGTTTAAAAAAGGAGTTATCAGCAAGAAATCTGCCATAGCAATTGCAGAAGCTACTGGCGTATCAGTTGCATGGTTACTTGGTGATAATGTCGAAGAAAGCAGCGGACTGAACCAAGATGAAATGGAGTTGCTGAAGCTATACAGGCAGTTACCTGAAGTAGAACAAAAAAATATGATGGCTGTATTCAGTGCTCGACTAAAAGAGATCGATGATTACGTTGAGAAGTATCTGCGCGGGCGGTATAAGCCGGTTGGTGACGAATGAATACAAGACCACGTGAAGAAGCAAGGGGAAAAATAGCCTTTATTTTCCCTGCAAGATTTAATAGTCATGGTGCAAATTCGCCCACTCTAAACTTCATGGTTAAGAATGGACGGTTAGCCATGAGTATGGGGGTTTCATTCTTGGAACTTAACCAAGAAGAGAACTATTTGGTTACCTTCATCTTGGTTGATCCCTCAGGTGAAACCGTTGTGACATCCAATGGTATGGCCGGCCTTCCCTCATGTGAAATTCATCCCGAATGGAAAACGTCGTTCCTGTCGGCGAATTTCTATTTTGATGTAAAAGAGTACGGCACATACACATTTACGTGCCAATTGATAAATCTGCTCTACGACTTTGGAAACCCCATTGATACAAAAGAAATTTTGTTCAACATAATTGATGAGGGAGCTATTAATGAGTAATTCAAAAATCTCCTACATCAGAGGGACATCGCCAGAGTCAGTCGCTGGACAGTTCAGCGATGATAGTGCATCATTTCAGCATGGCGGTGGTAATGGAGGAGGTAATGACATGTTAGATCGTGTAAAAAAACTTGAAGACCAAGTCCTTACCCTGGTAACCGACATTGCCGTTATCAAGTCCAATTATGTTACCAAAGCTGATCTCCACGAAGAGATATCCAAACAAACCAAGTGGATAGCAGCAACAATTATCGGCACTACCGGCCTAGCCCTCACTGTAGCAAAACTGATTTTCTAAAACTAAACCGGCCATCGAGCCGGTTTTTTTGAATCACTTCCCCACCGAACCGGCCCGAGCCGGTTTTTTTGTGCCTTTCATTAACCCCACGACTTAACTGATCAGTATAAGCCTATGACTTAAGCATTTATTAAGCCAAAGACTTGACATGAGCCTAAGTCTTTGGCTTAATCAATTACATCAAGCAGCGGCGAACAGGCAGGAAGCCCACGAAGTAGCCGCCCGGGGCGCACGAAGACCGGGATGATTCGCTAACGCAGCAGGTGAAAAACGTTCTGACAGCTGGAAAGACAGCACCGAGGCATGACCAACAGACCACACAGCAGAGGGCAATACGATGGGCGAAACAACACGTTTACAGGATGTTCGTAAAAGACTTGAAGAAGCGGCCAAAAACTTGGTTCATGCAAAACATCACGCTGAGAGCATCGAAACCCTTGATGATGCACAAGATCGGTATGAAGAGGCACTGACGGCAATTACTGCAGAAGACATGCTTCTTCTGATTGGAAAGTAAACCTGTTGCGCCCTAAGGGGCGCACCGAGGCAATCATGAGCAACAGAGGTTTCTGGTTTTTGATTGTTGTCGGCGCCTGCCTCGTTTTTTTGGCCAGCGTCATCACTACCGCAGCACTGATTTAGGGAGGCGTGACCATGACCAAGATCGTCCCAAACAGCGGTAAGGCCGTCAGCCTCCGCAACTCGCGCACCGGCGCGCCGTGGGTAGCATCGTTCGATTACATCCGCGGCCGCTACCGGTTCGAACCGGTCGGCAATCTACGGGCCATCAAGCGCCCTTTTGAATCCCTGCGGATCCCGCCGGAATTCGAGCCAGCCGGCACGCACTAAAGCACCACCTGAAACAGCAGTAAAAAATGCCCGAATTAATGGGCAGGACCAAACACGGCATGACCAAAGTCAGAACGGGGTGTTCTGACATAACCACAGAGGAACAAATGATGTCTAAGTCACTGAATGAAGTAGAAAAGCAGGTTCACGTTGCCGAAGTTGTTCACCACGGCGAAAAACTGACTATTCCTGTCGGTATGGGCGTTCAGGATGCGATCGATTTGCTGGAGCGCCGCCGTGATTACCTGAGCGAGAAAGTGATCATCCGCCGCGAATTTAACGTGTTCCCGTGGGACGGCGCAAACGCATTGGCACAGGCATTAACCAACCGTTTCGGCTGGGCAGCGGCCGAGTCAACTCCGGGCTTTTTTGGTAGCCAACCGCCAGCGATGATCAACATTGAAGTCGGGCCGAACCAAACCAAAGAAATTCCGTGGGGACGTTTCAGCCTGCCTGGCATCGATGGTTTCGTTCAGACTGATTCGGATCGAAAAGACGGCCGCATCTGCTTTGTGACAGCAGCAAAAATTCAGCGTAAGGACGAAAGCGTCATCAAAGAGCTGTTTGACGATATCGCCAACATCCTGAAACGTGGCTCCATCTATGCCGGTAAGGCCATCAAAATTCGCTTCCGCGATGACGACGGCGACCTGATCGAAATGCCAGAACCGAAGTTCTTGGACACGTCGTCCATTAGCCGCGACATGCTGGTTTATTCCCGTGAAGTGACCGAAGCGATCGAAACCAACCTCTTCACGCCGATCGAGCGCATTACCGACTGCATCGCGAACGACATTCCGGTGAAACGCGGCGTGCTGCTGGGCGGGCCATACGGCACCGGTAAAACGATGGCTGCGACCGTAGCTTCGCGTTTGGCAACCGACAACGGCGTCACATATCTGTACGTGCCGCGCTCCGACGAGCTGGCTGACGCGATTGAGTTCGCCAAGCAGTATCAGGAAACGGCCTGCGTGATTTTCTGTGAAGACATCGACCGTGCTGTCAGCGGTGAGCGCTCCGTCGCTATGGATGACATTTTGAACATCCTCGATGGTATCGACACCAAGGCAAACAATATCATAACCGTGTTGACCACGAACCACCTGGAGAACATCAACCCTGCGATGCTCCGCCCGGGCCGACTGGACGCCATCATTAACGTGACGCCGCCGGATGCCGAGGCCGTTGAGCGCCTGATCCGCCTGTATGGCAAAGACACCATTTCGGCCGACGCAGATCTCCGCCCCGCTGCCGACCTGCTGGCCGGCACTATCCCGGCAGTGATCGCCGAAGTAGTGAAGCGCGCGAAGCTGGTGCAGCTCCAGCTGCAGGCGCCGGGAACCAAAGTCGAGAACGTGTCCGGTACTGCCGTTCTGCGTGCAGCCGAAACCATGCAGAGCCAGATTAAGCTGCTGGCGGAGCAATCCAAACCGAAGGCCAAAGAGCCAACCTTCAATGAGGTGATGGGTCATGCCCTGTCTCATGCATTGAACGGCACCAAGGAGCAGCTGGGCACAATGAGCAAGCGCGTCGAAGAACTGCACGACCGCGTTGTGAATTAATCAGCACACCAGGGAACGGCCATATTCTGGCGCCGGAAACGTAACCGGCAACCCATTTAATTAACCTTATGAGGCATGACCATGAAATCACATTCAGTAAGCATCCATGTAAAAAGAATTCATGATGATATTTTTTCCATGACGACTGGCGGGGAAAATATGGGGTATTTGGTTATCAATGAGAAAAATGAAGACACACCAGTTTCTGTAGTTAAGCCTAATGGCGAAACTCTTGGTGAGTTTTGCTGTCAAGAGCACGCTACTAATGCTGCGTTAAAGTCTCATTTAAATCTCGGTGATAATTGCATCATGATCGATAACGATAATCCAATGGGAATGTTAGCAAAATTATTCCTTGCTTCAATTTTTAGTAACGCAACCCGACATTAATTGCTGTGTGTAGTCTTCCCCGCCAGCGATGGCGGGGCTTTTTGAAGTGCATTAATAAATGCATTTCACAAAGCCAACCAACTGGAGAAATAACATGTTCGGAATGTTCAAAAAGAAAGCCCGCAAAGCAGTTGTTGAAGTGAAAAAAATGGAAAACCGCGACGCAGTCGAGGCCACTGTCTGGGGCGCCTATTCCATCGCATATGCCGACGGCACCTGCGACGCCAAAGAGATCGCCGTACTGGAAAAAACCATCAGTGCACTCCCCGCCTTTGCGCCGTTTGCCGGTGAGATTGCCCAGATGAGCAGCAACATTCGCGCACGCTATGAGGCCTCACCACGCAGCGCTAACGCGCAAGCTATGCGTGAACTGGCCGATGTTGCCGGCACGGCGGATGCCGTTGATGTGCTGTGCTTGTGCCTGGATATTGCTGATCAAGACGGGATCGGTGAAGAAGAAGAAGCGGCGCTGAAAAAGATCGCCCAAGCCCTGCAGCTGCCACTGGATCAATATATCTGATGGAAAAGCTGCGGTGGCTTGCAGTTATCGTCCTGTTATTTTTGGTTGTTGCCGTCGATTTTACCAGTCGAATTATGTCGATGTTGGCTGACGGTGTTTTAGTAATCGGTGTTGTCGCCTTGATTTGGCCGATTATCTCCCAGAAGAAAACAGGTAATTAAATCAGGCCGGGTAACCGGCCGTATTGAAATGCGCCCGGCGTTTCCTCCACCTGGTGGCGGGCGTCAACTCGCAGGGCGTATTTCAATATCACCAAAGAGAGGGTTTATATAATGCAAACTTTCAACACTGAATTAGCAATTGAGGCTCAGAGCCAATATTGCAATGACAACCGCCTTCCGAATTTCTCGCCAATTGACGGGATTTGTTACCGTTGCAACAAAGATGTTTATGTTCCAGTTGAGAATAAACACGGCGACTTTGTTTCAGGAATTTCCGTAGAAAAGGCAGCGAGCACCCACATTATTGATTGTCCGCACTGCCGAATGAGTTATTGCGATTAAAAGTAAAAAGGCCCGCACAAGGCGGGCCAGTCTACCGGCTTAACGTCCCGGTGACGGGCTGCCAGGGGACCAACCCTAACAGCCGAGGCATGACCAATGACCACATCGAGGATGCAGCACCGATCGGCCTGCATTCTACCTAAAACTCAGGAGAATTGCACAATGCAAAACGTCTACGCCTATCACTTAAGGGCAAAGCAAAAGTCAGGGAAACCCTCGCTTTTCATCTGGTTTGAAGCAAAGAACGATGCGCGGGCAAAGCGTGACCTCGAAAACCATATCGAGGACGCCGAGCTGGATCAATCCGCTTACTTCAAGCCGGTACGAACCAATTACCCCGTTGTTGACGATCTGCCGCCAGAAGCGGCGTTCTGTGATACCTGGTGCCTGCGCTACAAGCTGGACGATAACCTGTCCTGGCAGGTCATCCCTGCAACTGAGCGCGAACAAGTGCAGGAGCAGCACAAACCTGCAAGTGATGCTGGTGCGGCAGAAACCAGCAGCAGCCAAAAGCCACAGGTAGACCAGACGACCAATGACGGCGGGGAGCCAGCCCACGGCCAAGAGCCGCGCGCTTACTTCGCAAAAATGAGCGCTGACACACGGGCTGTCGCCGTCATCCTGCACGGCTTCGAGGTGATCGACACTGTGCTGACAAAACCCCAGATGACCAATGTAATCAACACCGCATTGAGCGGCGAATCCGCTTATATTGCCGATATGCTGCAGGCTCTTCGCCTGCCAGCCGTTTCCTGCATGGATCCTGAGCGTTTCGCGGCTTTCGTTGCCGGGGTCGCGCGTCGCTATGAAGAAACCGATCCTGAATCGACTTTCATCAACATTCGCAAGTACGTTGAGCAGTTGCTGAAACCGGCCCCGGAGCCGGAAGCAGAAACGACGAAAACCGTACATAAGCGCGGCTATACCCAAACGCATGACGCCCTTGACCGTGAGATCGCCTGCGCACTGTGGGTCGGTGATGTCGACTGCCAAAATATCGCCGGTGAGATCGATCGCTGGGCGCAGAAAAAAATAAAAAACGATGACGAGGACTTTAAGCGTTGGTCAATGGCGCTACGCGCTGCCCCGAACATCCTAAAATACAGCCGTGAGACAATTTTCGGCGTGGTCCGCAATGTTCCATCGTCTGATATGTACCACTTCCCCGCCACACTCCGCGGCTGGATTGAGAAATATTTGTCTGAGCATGGCGTCTATGAATTCGGAGCGGCGCCGGATGCCGTGCATTTGGTTGCAGAGCCAGAGCCAGAGCCAGAGCCAGAGCCAGAGCCAGAGCCAGAGCCAGAGCCAGAGCTTGTCAGCTTAGGCGGTGGCCGCTTCGATGTGTCCACTCTTTTCGAGGCCTCCCCGCTGGCTGCAGTACAGGTTGATAGCGAGCCGAGCGAAGATACCGAGCAGCAGCCGATGCCAGAGCAGACATGCAATGACACCTCAAACGACGGTGAAAAAGCTGAGGTGGCGCTGCAGCCGGAAAGTGAGCCTGCAGGGAATCTACAGCCGGCATATTTCGAGCCAGGCCGTTACGCTGATATTTCGAATGCTGCCTATCACGCGGCAAACGGCATCAGCAGCACCCAAGTGAAAGATGCACGCATCAGCCTGATGTACTACCACGGCCGCCACGTCATCAAAACGATCGGCCGAGAACGCAGCGACGCGCTGACGTTCGGCTCGCTGGTGCACACGCTGGCGCTTGAGCCAGAGAATCTCGAGCGAGATTTCAACGTAGAGCCGATTATCCCGGAAGGCGCTTTCACGAATACAGCCTCAATGCGCGCTTTTATTGAACAACACAATGAAACGCTGCCGAAAATGGCGGATACGGACACTCTGCGCACCGTCATTGATGAACACAACGCGAAGCTGCCAACACCTTACGCGCTGGGCGGTAATGCGGACGAAATAGGCCGAATTTACTCCCTGCTGCCGCCGGAATTCCAGACCATTCCTGACGGCCAGAAATTCACTGCTACAGCCATGAAAGCCTGCATCAAAGAGTACAACAGCACGCTGCCTGAACCGCTTAAGGTCAGCGGTGGCCGCGATGCGCTACTCGAGCAGCTGGCAATCATCGATCCTGAGTTTGCGGCTCGTGAAGCTGCGATCCCGGCTCCGCTGTCGGTCAGCGGGAACAAAGAAGACATGGCGGCGCGCATCAAAACGATTCTGCCAACAGCCATTTTTGCCGACGAACTGCTCGATGCCTGGAAAAACTCTGATGACGGCCGTCAGCTGGTAACCCAGCAGCAAATGCAACACGCCAAAGCCATTCAGCGTGCGCTGTTTACCCATCCTTCAGCGGGTCCGCTACTGCAGCATGAGCAGCGTGCGGTTGAAGCAAGTTATTTCGGCTTTGATGAGGAAACCGGCCTCGAGGTTCGCGTCCGCCCTGACCTTGAGATCGATCTTAACAGCGTGCGCGTCGGTGTGGATTTGAAATCAGTCAGCATGGGCCGTGTGAAGCAAGACGCGCTGCGCGCCAAGCTGCACCGGGAAATTATCGATCGGGACTACCACCTCAGCGCTGCCATGTATAGCGACATCGCCGCCTTTGACCAGTTCTTCTGGATCTTCGTCAACAAAGACGAGGGCTATCACTGGGTGGCTATCGTCGAGGCTTCTCCTGACCTGCTTGAGCTTGGCCGGCTTGAGTACAAAAAGGCGCTGCGCGACATCAAAAACGCATTCGACACCGACACCTGGCCGGCACCGATCACCGAAGAGATCGTCGACGACTTAAACGACTATGACCAGCGCCGCATGGAAGCGCTGCGCGTTGCGTAAGGGGCAAAAACAATATGAGCAATATCAGCATTCCTGAAGAAAAAACGGCATCGGTCACTGACTCGAACATCGCGCTGTTCAACCCGCAATACCTGACCGCTATCAACCAATTTGCGCAGGTCATGGCGAGCGGTACAGCGACGATCCCCGCCCATCTGCGAGGGAACCCGGCCGACTGCATGGCGATCGCCATGCAGGCCGCCCAGTGGCAAATGAACCCCTTCGCGGTGGCTCAGAAAACGTTCATCGTGAGCGGCGTTCTCGGGTACGAGGCGCAACTGGTTAATGCAGTGATTTCCACCCGCGGGCCGCTGGTCGACCGCATCAACTATGACTGGTTCGGTCCGTGGGAAAAGGTGATCGGCAAATTTGATATTCGTAAAGGGGATAAAGGGGAGTATCGCATTCCTGGCTGGCGCCTGGCTGATGAAGAAGGGATCGGGATCCGCGTCTGGGCAACGCTGAGGGGGGAGGATAAACCGCGGGAGTTAGTACTCATGCTGGCGCAGGCCCGCACCCGCAACTCTACGCTTTGGGCTGATGATCCGCGCCAACAACTGGCCTATCTGGCAGTGAAGCGCTGGGCGCGCCTGTACTGCCCGGAAGTGATTCTCGGCGTCTACACGATTGACGAGTTGGAAAAGACGGAAGAACGCGAAATTAACCCGCAGCGCGGCACCTCGCGCGTCAGTGTGAGCCAGCTTGCGGACGGACCTGCCGCCGCACCCGTACAGCAGAGCGCCCCGCCTGTCGATACGGATGATATTGCCGGCGGCATTCGGACAGCTATCGATCAGGCAGAAACAACAGACCAAGCCTCAAATATCCGCGCACAGGTTGAAGAGTTACGTCAAAAGCTGGGGATCGCCGCTTACACCGAGCTGAAAAACAAAGTGATTAAGCGCCACCGGCAGATCACCGCATGCGGCAGCATCAGCAGCCAGCTGAAAGACTGCCGGAGCGCCGAGGAGTTCGCCGCGGTAGAGGCGCTGGTGCGACGGTCAGAGCGAGATCTAAGCGCCGATGACATGGAGCGTTTCCAGCTTGCGCTCGACGATATGCGCCCAGAGTTTCAGGGCTGATTTTGGAAAATCAACGCACAACGCCGGCCACGGCTAATATTGTGGCCGGTTGTGCTGAGTAGTGAGGCATGACCAATGGCTAAATGGATGACTCTCGAAGAATGGCGAGATGATAACTACACCGATAAAAAACCAAGCATCCAGACCCTCTGGCGCTGGGCGCGCAACGGAAACTTTTACCCGCCGGCGGAGAAGCACGGCAAGCAGTACCGACTGACACCAGGGACTATTTACATCAACCCCAAGGACTTCAACCTGGGGAGAAAAATAAAGGAAGCGCAGAGCCCAAATCCCGCGAGGCTCGCGTTCATGGAGAAAGTGATCAATGGCACGGCGAAGGGAGGGTTATGACATGCGCTTACCGAAAAACCTGACATTCCGCCGAAACCGGAACGCGTTCTACTGGCGCAATCCAGTCACAAAAAAGGAGATCTCTCTCGGTCAGATTTCGCGACGCGAGGCTATCGCCCAGGCGATTGAAGCCAACCACTATATCGAGCAAAACTACTCTCCCATTCTGCTCCTGGAGAAAATCAAGGGCAGCCACGAATACACGCTAAACGCCTGGCTCGATCGGTACGATGTCCTATTCAAGCGCCGAGAACTGGCCGAGAACACATACAAAGTGCGCACCGGCCAAATTGCCATTATCCGGGAACGCCTGGGCGACATGGTGCTGACAAAAATCACGACACGCCACATCGCCGAATTTCTCGAGTTTTGGATCGCCCAGAACAAAAAGACAATGGCCGCAACCATGCGATCGGTGCTGTCTGATATTTTTCGCGAGGCGATCGTGGAAGGCCACATCGAAAACAACCCTGTGACCCCGACCCGCGCGGCGAAAGCTATCGTGAAGCGCGAACGTCTGGAGCTGAAGCAATACGGGCCGATTCGAGATGCTGCGGAGACAATGCCGCCGTGGTTCTGCCTGGCGATGGATCTCGCGCTGGTCTCCGGCCAACGCCGCGAGGATCTGACACAAATGCGCTTTAGCCATATCGTTGACGGGCGCCTGCAGGTTGAACAAGGCAAAACGGGGGCTTTGCTCTCCCTCCCCCTTGATCTTGAACTGAAATGTATGGGCCTGCGGCTTGGCACCGTTATCGATCAATGCCGATTGGTCAGCACGACAGACTTCATGATCAGCGCCGGCATCAGGAAAAATAGCCAAGATGGTTCGATCCATCCCGACGGGTTAACGAAAAAATTTGTCGCCGCGCGGAAAGCATCAGGTTTGGAATTTCAGGAAAGCCCGCCGACGTTCCACGAGATCCGAAGCCTGTCCGGCCGCCTGTACGAAAAGCAGAACGATAAGGCATTTGCTCAAAAGCTGCTGGGGCATACAACGGAAATGATGACGCTGAAATATCTTAAAACGAGGGGGAAAGAGTACGTGATGCTGTAAAAGACCGAATATCAAAATTCGGACATATTTCGGACATTTTCGGACAAACGAAAATAAATCCTTTAAAATCAACAACTCAAAAAAAGACCGAATACGATTCCTATATTCGGTCTAGGGAAATGGCTCTTGGGAGAGAGCCGTGCGCTAAAAGTTGGCATTTAATGCAGGGCTTGTTCAGCCGTGCACTTTAAGAGTAGCCTACCGCGCCAGTTTTGCCAGCCGCCCGGCGGCCGCGTGATAGTTTCGTGACGAAATAACTATGCGGCAAATGCGCATCAATCTGCGCGCGCTGGGCAAGGCGTTGGCAAACAAGCGGTTAGTCAGCGCACAGCTTCTCGGCGCGTTCGATAAACGGCGCCATGCTCATTTTTTTCCCCGGTTCGGCAGGGTCGTCCAGCAGGATCACCTCCAGCGGCTGCGCGCGCTGATGGCCCTTCTTCACCTGCTGCTCCGCCGCGTCGTTGAGCGGATATTGCATCAGGGTGCTGTTATTCAGCACGAACAGCGCGCCGCCGCTGCGGCACTGCAGCGTCACCTCTTCCTTGGTGAACGCCCACTGTTTGCCGTACTCCAGTTTGGTGATGTTCACCAGTTTGTCTGCCGCCAGCGCGCCGGTCGCGGTTGCCAGCAGCGTAATGCCGAGTAATACCGATTTCAT